GCGGCCCATCCACGACAGGGCCCGCTCATCGGCGAGGTTCAGCTCCCAGCGCGTCGTGCCAATCATGTCCACCGTCCCGCGGGTGTAGGCCAGGAGCACGCGGTCCAGCACGTCCTCGGTCACGGCTGGCCCCAGCTCGTCGCGGAAGCCGTTGCACAGGATGGCCACGGCCCGGGAGAAACCGGCCTCGCCAAGCTCCAGCGACGCCAGCAGATCCTGCACGTGGTTGGCGAAGATGTCCCCTTGCGCGGCGGTGATCGCCCCGGTGATCTCGGCGGCCAGGCGGTCGAAGTAGGGGTCCCGCGCCTTCAGCACCCCGGCCGTCCCCGCCCCGGCGCCGGCGTGGGCGAGGGCAACCTTGAAGGGGATCACGCCCGGCCCCGCTGCAGCATGGCCTCGGCCTGGCGCAGGATCTCCTGGGCATTTTTTGCCGGGACGACGGGCGGGGCCTGCTGGCTGACCTCGCGCCAGGGCTCGATGTCCAGCGGCTTCATGGTCAGGCTCGCCACGCCCAGGTAGGGCTGCAGCATGGCCAGGGCCGCATCCCAGGTCTCCCGCTTGGGCCGGATGTCCTCCTGGAAGGCCAGCAGCTGGCCGAACATCTCACCGGAGCCGCCCAGGCTGCCCGACGTGACCACCCCGGCCAGGCGCGGGGGGACGCCGTGGCAGGAGAGGATGTGGTCCCGGCAGGTGTCCAAGAGTTTCAGGAAATCGCCGTCCTTGGGGCCGTCCTGCAGCTTCTGGAAGACCACCTGGCTCTTGTCGCCGCCCGCCACCTCGAAGCCGTCCAGCAGCATGGCCTTGCCGTTGTTCTGCGCGCCGCCGTAGGTCTGCTGCAGCCAGGAGACGAATTCCTCGCGCTGGCTGGGCAGGTAGTGCCCGGCGTTGTTGGGATCCTCGGGCTTCTCGTCGGACAGCTTGGCGCCCACGAGCATGATGAGCCAAGTGGGAATGCAGTTGTTGTCGAACATGGCCCGGTTGTAGGCCATCGCGCTGTCGAACAGCATTACGTCCGGCAGGCACCCCAGCCAGTCCGGCTCTCCGTACCACGTGCTCCAGGTGCCGTCCTGGTAGACGTGCAGGCAGTAGCGTGTCCCGGGCTTGGGGGCGCCGTCCCGCGGCCAGGCCGGGTAGTAGGCCACCCGCTTGTTCGCGCTGCCAGGGTCGGAGGCCGTGTGTCGGTACCAGGCCTGGTCGGCGCTGATCTCCATCGTCTCCGCCGGGAGCCAGGTCACGGAGGCGATGCGCCCGCCCGCGGCCGTGATGATCTCCAGGTAGCTGTTCCCCGTGTGCTCGGTGTCCAGGGCGGCCAGCTGCAGCTGGGACTTGAACGTGTCGCCGCGGCCCGACTTGGGCAGGGCCAGCTCCCCGCGCTCCGGGTCTTCCACGAAGCCCAGACCGGCGGTCATGCGGGCCTTGAGGCGGATGGCGCGGGTGTGAAACGGGTTCTGGTAGCTCTTCAGCTTGCTGAAGCTGACCGGCTGGGCGATCCAGCGCACAGTGGACGGCGGCATGGCTTGGTCCGCCTTGGCCAGCTTCCGCGCCTTGGCCTCCTCCGTCTCGTCCAGGAGCAGCGGCGCCACCCCCAGCTCGGTGGCGGACTTTCGCATGGGCACGCCCTGGAACAGGGGAATGGGCTGGGTTCCGCTTCGCATGGAGGCCTCCTGGTTGATTCGCCGGAAGGATAGGGCGAACAGGTAGGAATTTCCATGCTGAAACAGATAGATGTGGTAGGCCTACCCTATGTAGCAGGAAAGGGCTTGCGCGACCGTTCCGTGCTTTCGTACCGTTGCGGCAGGAAATGCCCAGAGGTGCAAGGTGCTGGCGAACCGCCTGACGCAGATCACCCTGAAGTTCGTGTCGCTGGTTTCCGCCGGCGCGAACCGGCGCGAGTTTGTGGCGAAGGCGGACGGCACCGTTGGCTTCGATATTGAGGCGCGGGTCGTGAAGGTTGACGACGCGCTGCGTGAGGTGTCCGGGGCCCTCTATCCTGCCGGGCAGGTGGACACCCAGGGCGACTTTGCCACCCAGGCCGACTTCAACTTGGCCATGCTGGACTTCCAGGCAAAGGGGCGTGGCGCGGCTGGCATCGCCTGCGATTGTGACCACGACGAGAACCCCACCACCGACTTCATCTCTGAGGTGTATCGCACGGTCGAAAACGACCCCCGCTGGCCCAGCGAGGAGCCGGGCACTTGGATCGTCACCCGCAAGATCACCGACGACGCCCGTTGGCAAGCCGTTCTGGACGGCACCTACAAGGCCTTCAGCTTCGGAGGGACGGCCGTGCGGATTCCGAACCAGCCTGTCACCAAGACGGACGATCCCGCCGCGCCGGTGCGGCGATTCGCCGAGGCCCTGAAGAAGGGCCTCTTGGCGGATCGCATGGCCCGCCTGGAGGTGCCGCACCTGTTGGATGCGGCCTGTGGCGCCATGTGGGACGCCTACTACGGCTCTCCGGCGGACACGGCCGAGGAGCGGGCAGCGGTTGCGGCGGTGGTGGCCGAACTGACGGCCGAACTCAACAAGGAGTCCAGCATGGACAAGACCCTGCTGCAGAAGCTGGCCGAGAGCATCGCGGACCTGTTCCGCAAGGCGGCCGAGGAGACCCCGGCCCCCGAGGCGACGCCGGAGCCGGAGCCCGCGGTCAAGTCCGTGGAGGAGACGGTGGCAGAGGCGGTGGAAGCGGCCAAGACCGCGCTTTCCGCCGAGCACGAGGCTGCGGTGGAGGCCCTGAAGGCGGACTTCACCGCCCAGCTGCAGGCCAAGGACGACGAGATCGAGCGCTTGGGCAAGCTCGCCCCCAGCTCCGAGCGCGTGGGGCACAACGGCAAGGGGGACGACGAGGTGTCCGGCGGCGGTGTGTTCGCCGGCCGGGTGCAGTAGGTCTCTCCAGCAAAGAAGGGGGTCCGCGATGGACAACAAGCTGACGATGCGGAAGTTCCGCGATGCGGTGGTGAACAACCAGGTGATCGAACTCGGCGATCAGCGCGTCAACAAGGGCGTGCTGCTGTCGAGCGCCGGTGGCGTCCTGCCGCCCACCTCCTACCGCGAGTTCCTGAACGACATGATCTCCACCAGCCCGATCCTGTCCGTCTGGAACATGGTGACGGTGCTCCGGCCTCAGATGGAGCTGCACTCCCTGACGGCCGCCACCCGCCAGTTCAAGGTGGCCACCCCGGGCACGGAGATCGCCACCGGCACCGTGACGCCGGTCGAGCGCACGCTGGACCCGACCCGCGCCGTCCTGGTGCTGGACGTGTCCTATGACTGGCTGGAGGACAACGCCGACGAGCGTGACGCCGACGCGGTGATCCGCGCCTACCTGGCGAACCTGGCCAGCTGGGACTTGGTGGACCTGGCCGGAAACGGCGACGGCTCCACGGGCACCTTCCTGTCCATCAACAGCGGCTTCCCGGTCCTGGCGGCTGCGGATAGCAACGTGAACGACTACGACGGCACCAACACCACGTTCCTCGGCGCCTCGGGCATCCTGGCGTCCATGCGGGCGGTGATGCCGGAGCAGTACCTGCCCGGCTCGGCCTTCTTCATGGCCCGCTCCGAGTTCGAGACGCTGGTGGGCGAGCTGGCGGCCCGCGCCACCCCGTTGGGCGACCAGGTCCTCCGCACCGGCGGCCCGGTCATGGTGGACGGTCACGACTGCTACGGCGTCTATCAGTGGCCCGTGGACAAGCTGATCCTGACCCAGCCCAAGAACCTGTTCGTGGGCATGTGGCATGCGATCCGCGTGACGGCCGAGGACAAGCCCGCCGCGAGCTGCATCCGCTACGTGGTGGATATGCGCTTCGACTTCAACCACGGCGTGGGCAAGGCGATGGTGTACGGCACCACCGACTGATCCGACTCTCTCCTCCTCGTTTGGGTGTGTGTGTCGCGAGGCCCTGGCGAACTGGCCGGGGCCTCGCGGCTGAAACAGAAAGCCGGGAGACATCATGGCAAACGACAAGAAGCCGGAAAGCACCAAGCCTGCCGCGGCCTCCCTGCTCTTCCAGGTCATGGGCAACGTGGCCTACAACCGGGACGGCGTGGCCAAGGACTGGCGCGACGGCGACTACCTGTCCTTCACGCCGGAAGACTTCGCCGCCCTTCCCGCCGCGCTCAAGGAGCGGCTGAAGGCGCTGGACGAAGTGCAGATCCGCAAGGGCTGAAATCATGGGTCTCGCCACCGCCGCCACCGTTCGGACGAACACCGGACTCACCGCCCAGGTTGCGGACGCCCTGATCGGGGCGCATCTGCCTGCGGCGGAGGCTGCGGTCCTGGCGAGGATTGGCTCGACCATCTATGCGGCCATCACCGCCGCCGCCGGAGCGCCCTACACGGCGGCAGCGAAGACGGCCCTGACCCGGGCGGAGAGCCTCCTGGCGGGGGCTATCGTCCTGCGGTCGTTCCTACACAACGCGGGCCCGCTTGGTATGGTGACCTCGGTCCTCTCCCCAACTGGCGAGGAGACCCAGCTGGCCAGCGCCGGGCAGAAGGCCGCCGTGGCGTCGGGCTGGGAGGCGGAGGCATTCCTGACCCTTGGCCCGTGGGAGATGCTCTACCAAGATGCGCTGCGCGACGCGGGCAGCGAGCTGGTGCAGCCGCCGCACACGCGGCACGTGGGGCGCCTGACCTTCACGGCGGTGGGATCATGAGCACGATCCGCGCCGAGGTGAAGGACACGCTTTCCCTGGCCCTGAGCCGGGCGGCCAGTTCCGTCCTGGTGGAAGCCAGGCGTTTGGTGAACCGCGAAGGCTTGCGCCTGGCTGGCAAGGTGCAGGAGCACCTGAAGGCCCGGGGCATCTACGACACGGGCGAGCTGCGGAAGAGTGTGATCCAGCGCGAGTACGCTGGCTACGATTTCGTCTTCTCAGAGGTTGGCACGAACAGCCGCTATGCCGAGGCCGTCCATGAGGGGCGCAAGCCGGGCACATGGGTGCCGGTGGACCCCCTGATTAAGTGGGTGCGGCGCCGGGTGAAGCAGGGACGGTTCACGCTGGCCACGCCCAAGGGAAAGCGGCGCAAGCGCGGGGCGAAGCTGAGCGTTAAAGACCAGGAGATGCGTGGCATCGCCTACGCCATCCGCGCCGGGATCTACAAGCGCGGCATCCAGGGGCGGCCCTTCATGGATGAGGTCCACGCCCGCGAAGAGGCTGGCATCCGCGCCCGCATCGGGCAGGGCCTGTTCGTGGCCACGCGGAAGGCGGTGCTCGGTGAGTAGCCTCCCGCTCGCCTACCTGGACGCCGTCAAGAAGGCGCTGGTTGCCAAGACGGTCGAGGGTCAGCCCCTGGCTAAGTGGACGGTCTACGACTACATCCCGAGCGACCAGGACGTGGTGGAGATCGGGCAGACGATTATGATGGACCTGGCCGAAGAGGGCGAGGGCATCATGACCGACGGCAGCGGGAGCGGCGCGCTGGTGGTGATCCTCGTGGCGGCGCCGGTGGCCGGCGGGTACACGGGGGCCCGCTCACTGGTTGCCGACGCGGTGCAAGACATCCGAGACGCGCTCCTCATCGGCGCGGTGTGCCCGGATCGAGTGACGGTGACCTACAGGCCGGGTGGAGTGCTGTTCCAGGCCCCCGTGTTCCTGGCGAGTGTGGAACTGGAAAAACGGCTCACGTAGAGCAAGGAGTAAGCCATGGGTTTCTCGACCTCCACCAAGATCTGGGGCGGCGCCCAGACCTGGGAGCTGAAGTCCAACACCACCATCCGGCACACGATCACCGGCGTGAAGGCGGACGTGCCCAGCATCGACGGCCCCAAGGACGTGTTCAGCGAGTACGAGTTCGCGGACGGGACGAAGACGAAGGTCAAGACGGGCGTCGAGGGCTCGCTCACCATCGCGGTGGAGGAGTTCGACGACACGATCCTCACGACCCTCTCGACCTACAAGCCGGGCGCGGTGAACGGCATTGACACGATCAAGATCACCTTCACGGCGCTGGGCACCGGGACGGACACCTACGTGACGATCACGGGCATCTCCGCGCTTGAGAAGGCCATCGTCTCGGGCGAGTACTGGAAGATGCAGCTCACCTTCACGCTGTCCGGCGCGTCCAGCGCGGAGATCGAGGACCTGATCGTCTTCACCAACCCGGCGTAGGCTGGGCAACCAGGAGGAGCGGCTCATGTCAGGCGCCATCCTGACCCTTGGCGGAATCACTCTCTATCGGCGCGAGTCTGGCACGGTTGGCCAGGCTCGCGCCGTTGCCCGTCTCAAGCGGGACTTCGGCGTGGATGTCATGGCTGGCGGCGGGTCCATCGAGGCGCTGATCGAGGCACCCGGTGGTGTCCACGCGCTGCTGGCCTGCTTCTGTGCCGGGCCGGTGGACGAGGTGGACGAGGACAGCCTGCCCCTGTCCGAGCTGACGGCGGTACTCGCGGGTTTTTTCGGGACTTCCGGGCAGCCCTCCAGCGAGCTGCCCGCTGGCTCCCCGCTCGAGAGCCCGAGCGGGGGCGAAAGCCCGGCGACAAGCTGAC